CCTAATTGAAATGTTTGGACTAGAGTGGGGCGATTATGTGGAGTACCTAGAAGATGAGTAAAGTTGAGAACAACGAAGAGAACCGTGAGAAGTTAGCAGAAGCGGTTGTTGAGAGTATGGAGATGAAAGATATGATTCAGGCTCTATATGAAGAACAACTACATGTCTTTGAACAATGCGATGATACATTCCAAGAACTATGGGATATTCATCTTGCAGATAAGGATATTGATAAGGAGATTGAAGATGCCAAGATTAACAACTAAGCAGAAACAGAAGATCGAGTCAGCACTCTATACGCTGTGCGATTACCGACAAGTGGCCAACCAGTGGGGCTGGGGAGATCGAGTCGGTCTGATCCTTAAGGAATTAGAAGTGGCACTGCGTGAAGATGCTGCAATTCCTGATAGATACGATGACATGCTGAATGATGAGGGTGACCTGACATACAGGTCTTTGAACCCACTGCCAACACCGACACAGGTGCGTATCATCTGGGAGGTGGAGGACATCAGCACTGAGCGTCCTGACTGGACCGAGGAGCGGTGTGAGGAATGGCTGTTGAAGCACGGCAAACATATTGCAGGCCGCTCTGTCGAGGAAGGCTGGGAAATTATTCGAGTGCTACTGGGAGAGGAGGATGAAGATGAGTTACAATCCGGCCAGTCATAAGGTAAAGAGGGCAGACAAAGAAGAAGCGTTAGCACGCATAGACTTAATCATCAGAGACTGTGTGAACTGGGAGGACTGGGACACAAGAGACGAGCATAACTGGTGGGCACTTGAGACTCTTGCAAATCGGGTTAAGGAATTTATTAAGGGGGTGAGTGATGAGTGAATTTAAATCGTTTAATCATACTGCGGAACACTACACACAGCATGATGTGCAATTGGTAGGTGGCACTGAGACTATCTCGGTACGCACGCCTAATGGGAGACAGATTACCTTTGCCTTCCTGCCATATGAGCGGGGCATAGGGGTCGAGCCTCAGTGTGTGGACATTGTGTACCATCACAACGGGGACACCATTGGTACAGGCGTTGACAATCAGACACCAGTGCAGGCACCCATCGTGTTTGGCAAGGGGACAACACCCTACAAGTACGATAGCAATGCTGCACACAAGCCATCCATCGTGACTGTCCTGATGGAAGAGAACATCAGGATGCTGTCAGACTGTGATGCTGATGAGCGGAAGCACTGGAAGCTGGAGTACTCGATTGAGGTGGGTGATGCTGTTGCTCGTGCTCTTCAAACGTCGGACGGTGCAGACGAGATTCTCGTATTTTCAGGTGAGACACAGCGTCGAGAGTGGATGACGTATTACGCAACGGAAGAACGTGCCCGTGAGTGGTTTGAAGCACGCAAGGATTTGTTTGCGGGTAAAGATCCGCAGTTAGTGGAGGTCAAAGATGAGGAAGGTGAATGATAATCATGGACGGGAACACACTGTCCATGCATGGTACATCTTAGTTAATGGATGGGAGTACTATCAGACAGAGCCAACAGACGAAGAGAATATAGCCTATGGTTTTGTGCATGGGTTTGAGGATGAGTGGGGATCTTTCTCCACAGATGAGATGGGTGAGTACATCATGGCACACGCTAAGGGTGATGAACTCAATGAGATTCGCCCACCAATTGGTTGGTCATGGAAGGAGGAAGTATGTACATCATCAGCGTAAGTTACGACTACGATCAGGTGAAGGTTGGCGATGCAATACAGTACCGTCCTTCATGGGGTGATGATCCACCTCGACTAGCAACTGTTGTGCGAATGTCTTTGGTTAATAACCCGGGAGATAAAGAGGATGGGCAAGACATTGAATCAGCTGCACGTGAATTAGTGGATGCACAACGAGTGGTATTTGATTTAGACAATGGACACTGGTGCTACTCAAAGCAGGTGGACGGTGTCGCAGTAAGGGAGAACGTAGAATGACAGAGCAAGAATATCTTAATGACGCTATAGAAAACTGTTTGAACAATCGCAATGGGCGGTTGCACTGGACGCTTGAACGAGGGCAAGGACAGACATATAACTCTGGCCTGCCTACACTCTACGCTCATGATAACTATCCACGCTATAGCGTGCTGTATGGTAAGCAGCGTAGGCAATACGTCCACGAATTTGATAGCGTCGAACAGGCGATGGAGATGCTATCTGGACACCGCATCATGCGGTATCTAAACAACATGATGCAAGGTGGGACAACACACATTGATGTGGATATTGTAACCTCCCACCTGCCAGATACACCGGACTGGTAATCATAACAATACAACATCAGATGTGGCACGAAGCCTCTGTCTTTGTACCTTTGGACATGTCTTGGACAGGCATGCTTTCCTCTGCCAATATCTGTGTATCGGGCTGATGCCCCGATCGGCTGTACCCTCTGTGCATAAGAGGGCGTGAGGCTGTGTGCTGAAACCGTATGGCCACGGTGACAGTAGCATTAGGCTAGGTGAGACTACAGTGTTTGGTTGTAGTCCAAGACCGGAAACCAAGTGGTAGGTATTAGCGTGCCTCACTGCGTCAAGTCGGTAAGCCTAGCTGCCTTTTTATAATCCGGCGGTGGTAACCCATCGCTCCCGATTGTTAGGGACAAAAGCATTAGCACAAAAGGATTTTCTTTTTACTTTAACACTGGGAGAAACGACATGGCTAGCACAACACAGTATGTTAATTGGGATGCGTATGAAGCGGACCAACTGATTGCATTCGTCAAGGATCTGAATGGGCACACCATCTTCAGCCAGCAAATGCTAGAGGAACACGGCATCTCTGAGCCTGACCAAGAGTTGCTACTAGAGTATACATACTCTACAGGATTCGCATGGAACGATGAGTATGATGGACGCAGGTACATGCGTGTGGATCAGGATGTCTACGAGGCAGTGCGTGATCTCGTCACTGGATCTACAACAGTGGAAGAAGTCGACGCTATATTACTAGGCTTTGTCAAAGACTATGACCAAGTCAAGAAGAAAACATTCACGCTGGATGATTACAAGAGCACGCTGTTCAGTGACGGCAAGCCTGTGGGAATGTTGAGTGGTGTGTATGGATTAGATGTACTGCGTAACATCGTGCAGTACTACAAGCTAGAGGCACCAGTCAAGATGGGGCGTGGCTTCCAAGCACGGGAGTACCAGTCAGCAATCATCGAGCATCTGGAGTTTGTAGGGTAACACATGAAGACAATCATACATGTGAACCAACATAAACTGAAAGCCAACACTAAGCACAAGACCTGTGATCCTGTGCTCACTGTCAAAACATATAAGGACAATCGTTATATGAGTGAGGCAGTGATACGGGATGACAGTGGCAATGAGGTGGCACGTGTGGTGTACCGGCCACACAAACCACTGAGTTGTGGTGCGAGGTGCTGGATAGAAACTAACTTAACAGTTACGGAGGAGTAAAAAGAGTATGGATATCTTAAGACAAGCCCAAGCACAAGGGAACATGTTTAACTTTATCATGTCAGTAGCGGAGGCGGGATGTGGATATGATGGAGAGAATCGAGTACCAGTTGATACGATTCTTGAACACATTGATGGGACACTGGGCAACCTAGAAGGCATGCAAATGTTCGGCTTGCTTCGTCTCGAAGATGGTCATGTTCAGATCACAAATGAAGGAGTAAGCCTGTTGAAATCTACCTATGGAGTTGCATCACCAGAAGGATGGACTGACGGCCACCAAGGAGGGGAGTGATGGCGATTGAAGTTACAGTCTGGACATTCGTTGGTATCTTGGTAGGATTACATCTACTTGAGGAGTGGCTCCACTCCCGAAGCTGCTGTGAGTAGCAGCAGGAGTAGCCCGCTAGCAGGTGGCTTAGTAACAGCTAGTTTCATGTTGTCATATTGACACTCCAAAAGGGGTGGGTGGCTGTCATACCACCCACCCCAATTTACACAAGGGGACAGTGATGATACGTGTGGCACTCGCCTACTTCTTGGGCACCGTCATGGGGATAGCCGGATGGCTGACTCACAACAGGGATATCATGATCTGGTCCGCCAGCTTCTTAGGTTATGGATTGATACTAGACTTGGCGATTGATTGCAAGCGGAGGAAAGCAAATGAAATACAAGAAGACAAAGATTAAAGAGACGATGATCTCTGTGAGGACATCGTGGTTCACGGAAGATGGGATGTATCAATTAGTTCAGACTGCCATGAAAGGTAGAGACCGTAAGAGATACCACGTATTAACACGCACCCATGATGGAGACTGGGTGGATCTAAATGATAAGCAGTACAGTACGATGCTGGCTGCGGAAGGTGCTATCGAAGAGCATAGGGAGAACTTGAAAGATGAAACGTACCATACAACTTAACGCTGCCCTGATGGACAGGGCTAAGATCGTGGCGGCACACAAGGGGATGCCACTCAATGCGTACCTAACTCAGTTGATTGAACTGAATCTACCCATCGTAAAGGTGGAACTAATTGAACCGGATGATGAACGGGAGATGGAGTTCGCTATGTCCATGCAAGACAACGAGCCACCGTTCTAAAGCATAGTAGAGTGAGGACCCCATCACCGGAAGTCTTGTTGACCACTCCGACTTTCCTGCCTTTTGTTTCATAGGTGCCGGTGGTGGGGTCAGGCTACTATTTACAAAACAGCAAGGTGCTGTTACCTTTAAGGGTAATACTGATATCGTTAGTTTAAGGAGAGATTGATGGCTGACATCAATAGTGTATCTGTAACTGGGAGACTTACCCATCCGCCGGAAGCACGGCAAGCGGGTGAGTCACAGGTTGTGAACTTCTCTATCGCTAGTAATGACTGGCGAGGGAAGCGAGGTGAGGTGGCTAACTTCTTCCGATGTGAAGCATGGGGAGCACAGGGTCAGGTGATACATGACTACTGTGATAAGGGTAGTCGGGTTGGTATATCCGGCAAGCTACAGTACGACAAGTGGGAGAAGGATGGAGAGACTAAGACATCCATCATTATCCGTGTCGATAACGTGGCACTACTTGATACCAAGGGTAGTAACCAGCAAGAGACAACGGCCAGTAGTCAGCCGCAAGAAGCGACTGACCCGTTTTAAAACCTTCAAGAACAGGGAGAACGACATGGGCGTTTTTATTATTGTTAAGAACTGGATGGCAGACACGATTGATGAGACCATTGGACCCTTCGATACCCGAATCGAAGCCAAGCAGTACATCGAACGTCTCAAGGGAACTGGGTTTAATATGGACGGCGTGCAGTTCAACATGCAACTCGCCACTACACCAGCGGCTCACTGGACAGCATGCCAGCTAGACATGATGTTAGGAGAGTGAGTTGAACTACAAAGTTACCAAGCACCCACGACACAAGGTGGGTGAAAAGATTATCTGTTACTGGGAACACACGAAAGATGATGTTGCGAAAGCAAAGGAAGCATTTAAGATGGGTGTGTCTGAGGATGCACTGAGTCTATTGCATGAAGTCTTTTGTGTGGGAACACTTGTTCGCAGGAATGATGCTACCATCACCCTGAAGAATGATGAAGGCGAACACACTTTACCTGTGGAAAATATTCTGTGTGTGCAACACGAATAAAATTAACCGCTGCTCAGTGTGACTACGCTGACTCAGCAGGCAAGAGACGCCACGAGTTTAATCGTGACATCGGTGCCAAGGATGCTTATGGTTTCCATGGTGACGGACTCAAGATAAACCTTGAAGGTACGCGAGCAGAACTTGCGGTGGCTGTTGCCCTGCAGGTAGAGTGGATTGATTTTAGTGAAGACTATCACAGCATTGTTGCTGATGTCGGTAGCTGCTATCAGGTACGCAGCACCACACATCAGCGTGGCAATCTTATCCTGCACCCCAAGGACAGGGATGACCAAGTGTTTATACTTGTTCGGTCCCATAGATATCCTGACATGGAAATTTGTGGTTGGGTGTATGGACGGGATGCCAAGCAAAAGAAATACTGGGTGGATGGCAAGTACCATCCATCCTTTTCAGGGAGGGAGTGCTATCTGTACCCTGCCTCTGAATTAAACCCCATGAAAACTTTGCCCCGAGAGGTGGAAGATGACGGAAGAGAAAGCTGTAGCGACAGCAGAGAAGCCAACACGTCGCAAGCGAATTACTAACAAGGAACTAGAGCAACGTCTGGATGCTCTAGACGAGCGTGTCTCAGCAGATCTAGAGACAGCGATGAACCTTGCACGCAACACCTCTGAGCAAATAGAGCAGGCGCAGCAGGCTCTGATAAGGGTGACTGGTCAGTGGGATGCCGAGTTAAATACCACACGTCAGGCTATCATGCAGATTGCGAATCGTCTCGACATTATAGCCACTGCTATCGGGGGAGTTGTACCGCCATCGCCCCCGCAATCAGAATGATGTGTGTGAGCGGGTGCCCTTGGTTATGAGTTATGCGTCCTTTCCGCACTCACATCAGGGGCACCCCTCTTTATTGTAGAACACATATTAAATTGAGACGAGGATGAAATGCTTTACGGATACGCCACAATATTTGAGGGTCAGCAGGCCAGCGAGAAAGAGTTGGCTATCCTTGAGGTGCCTGAGTTGCTGGACGAACGGTTTGGTGGGGTATACACAGACTCGTTTCGGGATGTAGCCCCGGCGTGGAATGAACGCCCGGCAGGTAGTGTGCTTATGTCCCGGCTAGTCCGGGGAGACATGGTCATCATCACTGACTGGAAGGATATGTTCCGGGGGGCAGAGGAAGCAGGCAAGGCAGTGACATTGTTCAGGGGTCTGGGGATTGACTTGCACTGCCTGCAAGTTGATGCTCATCCTAGATCACCTGAGTATCATGACAAGGTTACTGTGCTTGAGCAGGTTAGCGGTGTGCGTAGTCATTACGGATCAGTAGTTAAGAAGCTGTCCATTGAGGAGGCACGACGCACTGGAGGTATCATATCATCCCACCCACCCCTTGGATGGCAGCATAAGAATGGCAAGTGTGTGCCCTGCCGTGAGGAGGTGAAGCAATGTCGAGACATATACGATTATATAAACAAGGAAGGCTTAACAAACCATGCTGCGTATCGAGTTGCGATAGCAGAGCAGTGGAAACGCAAGTCAACAGGCAGAAAGATTGGCAAGAAAACAATAGCAAGGATCATCAAAGCAGTGGAGTCTGGATTCCCTGACCACTCAGGGCGTAAGCTGGCAGACTATAATGTTTCTAGCAGGACACAAGAACACGACTCGTTTATGAATCCTTAACTGAGGTACAATAATATGGGACGCTTGAGAAGGCAACGTCGTCAACAGGAAGATAGTCAAGTGGCTGACGAGCCTGTGCCAAAAGAAAACAAACAAGAGGTTAAGGTAGAAAAAAAGACGAGCCGATATTCCTTTAAGGTTGACCATACCAATGCCAAGGCTATGCTTCAGCAGGCGAAGGCCAACAAATGGAAGTGGCTTAGCATACTCATTGGCGCTGCTATCGCAGCATACATGGCATTCAAGTCAAAGATCTTCGGAGGTTAAGATGGATTTCGTAAAGACGTTGCTTGACGATTTTGTTAACGCACTAAAGTCTAAGCGAGTAGTCACCACTATCGTAGGTGGAGTGCTCAGTATCCTTGCAGCTAAGTACCAGTGGATACCTGAAGACCGTATAGATGACATCGCAATCTTCATCGCCGCCCTTGTGGTAGGCGATTCGATGCGACCAACTAATCCAGATAAGCTACAGCAGGACGAATAATGAAATCGCTTCTGGTGGCTATGGCTCCATCTGTGGTTGCTGCATCTGATGCAATCACAAACTTTGACTGGGGAACCGTGTCGGCCACTGGCCTGCTCGGTTGGTACTTGTGGTACACAACCAAGGTGGTAATGCCACGACACCAAGAACAGATCACTACAATGCAGGACAAGTGTGCAGAGGAGTTGCGATCACAGCGTGATCATTACGAGACATTGCTTGAAGAACAACAGACACAGCACGCTACAAGGCATAAGGAAATACTAGATGCCCTCAAGCGTATTGCAGAATAGCTTGACAGATAGTACCGTTAGCGGTAACATGTCAGATATGGAAAAGAAAAAACTTGAAGACCTGATGACCGTGCAGGAAGCCGCTGATGTATTAGGTCTAACCGTGGGACGGATTAGACAAATGCTGAGAGCCGAGGTTATCAAGGGATTTAAGATGGGACCACGTATGTGGGTAATACCAATAGAAGAGGTTGTTAATGCACCATCTCGACGCAGAGGAAGGCTACGAGAGGAATCGAATGCTGGTCCTGACAAGGAAGGTTAACGAGACTGTCATCATTGGAGATGACATCCAGATTACCATTGCACAAATCCTGCCTGACAGGGTGAGGATTGGTATCCATGCTCCCGATAACATAGCTGTCCACCGTAAAGAAGTGGCAGAGAAGATTGCATCTCAACTTGACGATGATGAGCATACTACGTAGTGAATTTTCGATTGATCCAATCGAAGCAGAGAAGGCAGGGAAACGTGTCGCCGCTATGCTTTTGCGAGGGAACTTCGAGGCAGCACACAAGATCATATCGCTCGTAGAGTTTACAATACAAGACAAACCTAACAGTCATTTGTTCGACGTGCCGCTAGCACAATCCGAACTACCAACAAGAACACTGAACTTACTTGAGAGACATGGAGTAATAACCTTTGGCGATCTGTCAAGCAAGGGAGAAGAGTGGATACTCTCTCTCACGAACGCAGGTGAAGGGACGCTAGAGGCAATCAGGGAAGTTCTGCATTATGAGTTGATGCGGCGCAAGAAGTAATGGATAGATGGACCAGTCGCATCGAGGTCCTATGCGTTATTTCTTTGAATACTACGATTCGTTCGACGACAACGGAGACTACGTCTACCGGATTGTCACTTACTTTAAACAAGGGGAACATTACGCATATGTGTTCACACCGGACACAGCATTTGCATGCATGACGCAGATCTTTTCGCATGCCATGGACAAGGACCTTAACCTGACGGTTAAAGAGGCCGAGGCAATATCAATTGTTATGGAGGAACTAATAGATGACGAAGACTTTATTGGTGGATTGTGACAGCCCCACCTACTTTGAGATGCCAGAGGTATCTAACAGTGCCATGAATACCTTTCGGCGTGAGGGGTCATGGTCTTACTACCACAAGCATGTGCTGCGTGATGTGGATTCCGGCATCAGTTCTGATGCAATGCGTAAAGGCTCAGCCTTTCATGCGTACATGGAGTTCTTCCATACCGCAGATGATGACAGTGACATCGACCACTTCATCACAGTGATACCTGAAGAGATAGATGGTGAGCCTCTCAACATGAGAAAGAAGGCACACCGAGAGTATGTGGCTACATACAAAGACCAACCACAACCATGGGTGACACATGAGGAATTCATGGGGCTGGGCCAGATGGTCGCAGCGATTCATGACAACCCGCTGGCCTTTTCTTTGCTTGCCAAGAGGGGGCAGTCTGAGGTGGTAGCCACTAATAATATCACAGGTGTAGACTGCAAGGCTAAGGCAGACCTGTACTACCCTGATGATGGTGTCCTGATAGATTTCAAGACTACCCGTGTTCACGACCCTGAGCAGTTTGCAAGGGAGTCAGTGTACAAGTATGGGTATCACCATCAGGCAGCACACTACCTCGACGTGTTCGAGGCACGGAAGTTTTATATCATTGCAACCCGCAACAGTGAGCCGTTCGAGGCTCAGGCATTTGAATTTAGTAAGGAGGTACTAGACACAGCACGACTTGATAACGAAGCAGTCCTTAAGAAGATTGCTACGTGCACCACATTTGATAGCTGGCACACCACCGGATGGGACAGCGTCACCTTAATTAACACTGGAGCATAGGGAGAATTATATGCCTACCAAATTACCTGAGGCAGAAAGCACTGCTTACAAAGACCCGATGAGTCTTTGGGATACAGTATGCACCACGGACCCTGCTATTACTAAGCGGGTAAATCAGCGTGGTGGATTCACAGCCATTGATGCACAGGCTCAACTCAAGGATGCCACTAAGATCTTCGGACCTTATGGTGTGCAGTGGGGACTACGTGAACTTAACTTCGAGTACATAACAGATGGTGAAGGTGGTATCGTAGAGGTGGCACTGACAGCCACGTTCTTCTACCCCCATGGTTTCTTTGAGATGAGTAACGACATGCGTTACCGAGCAGGTGATGAATGCCGAAAGAAACTTATCACTGATCTCAGAAGCAAATGCCTATCAACATTAGGATTTAACTCCGATGTCTTTGAAGGTAAGTTTGATGACAATCGGTATGTTCAGAAGGCTACCAAGAAGGCAACACAGAAGTCTGAACTTGATGATAAGTTTGAGCGTGCATCTGCTGCCATCCAAGAGGCCACGGATGATGAGCGATTAGCACAGATCATGCAGGGTGTCGAGGCGATTGCATTCGCGGACGAACAGTTGACTGTACTCAAGTCATTGTATAACAAGGCAATGGAGCGAGTGATCGGTGCAACAACAACTGTTTAATTTTAACACACAGACTAAGCAGCAAGTTCCAGCAGTAGTCAGTCACACCACTCCGTCTGGATTTGTCGAGCGTCCCTACCAACAAGACGCTCGGATTGCTGTGCAGTCTGCTTTTGAAACTGTGGACTCAACCATTATCGAGATGGCTACTGGTCTGGGTAAGACGGAGATCTTTACCCAGCTAATGAACCAATGGGAACACGGAAGGTGCCTCGTCATTGCACCACAGATTACCCTCGTATCTCAAGCGGCGAAGAAGATACAAAAGCGTACTGGTATTCTCCCCGGGATTGAGCAGGCCCACAACTGGTCTGATGAAACTCCTTGGGGACGTAGTAAGTTTGTCGTGGCCAGCAAGGACACGCTCTCACGTGGACGCTACGAACGTATTCGGGACGTTGGGTTAGTTGTGGTGGACGAGTGCCACCTCTCCATTACACGTACTTGGCAGAAGATGCTAAGTCATTTCCTTGCCGATGGTGCTAAGGTGCTGGGTGTTACTGCTACAGCCAAGCGACATGACAAGAGAAGTATGCAGAATCTATACCAAGGCTGTGCTTTTCAGTACGGCATACGTCATGGTGTAGATGACGGCTGGCTCGTCCCCGCCGAGACTAGTTGCATACAACTTGAGTCGCTTGACCTGTCCCGTGTAAGTACAGTCGGCACCACCATGGGCAGGGATTTTAATCTAAAGGAACTCAACACCCTGCTTGAACGGTACGATACTATCTATGAGATAGCTGACGTGACTGCCAAGGAGACACGGGGGTTGAAGACAGCGATCTATTGTTCCAGTGTTGAGGAGGCTCGGATGGTATCAGAGCGGCTGAGTGACAGCTATGGGATTCATTCAGCATGGATCTGCTCCGATACATCAAGGCTACCTGTGGAAGAAAGACATGCGGCACTCAAGTCGTTTACGGAAGACCCGAACGGTGTCACACATCTGTGCAATGTGGGCATCCTAACAACCGGATGGGACTTCCCTGAACTGCAAGCCATTGTCATGGCACGTCCCACAAAGAGCCGTGCCCTGTATACCCAGATCTTTGGACGAGGCACACGTCCACTAGAGGGTGTCGTAGACTTTGCGGGTAGCTGTGCCGAGTCTCGTAAGCAGTCCATCAAGGATAGCAAGAAGCCTCGCTTCAAGATGATTGACCTTGTAGACGGTGCGTTATCACACAAGATAATGACCTCACCTAATGTTATGGA